AGTTTTTGATGATTGGATTTCCATGATAAATCCTAGAGACTCATTCGATTTTGAGTACAGAGATTCTTATGTCACGAAAGTCATAATTGAACAACTTGCAGACGATGAAACACCAACTTATCATTGTGAACTCATAGAAGCCTTTCCAATCCAAGTAAATTCCATGCCAGTAAATTGGGGAGACGATAATTTTCATAGAGTTACAATAACTATGACTTATCGTTATTGGACAGAAGGTGAATTCTCTAGAGAAGAAGCCGAAAAAAACATACAAGATTCTATACAAAGCGGAAATGCATCAACAAACGCTAGAAACAATGCTAGACGCGCAAAAGATGCTGCAGAGTTAGTGTCCTTCAGAAGAAACAATGGCGCTGGCGATCGCCGAACCCCAATTTCTCAAACAAGAAATCAAATTAAAATAGATACACCTGAACCTGGTTCTGGGTTGGGTAAACCAGTTCAAGTTGACATTCAACCTCCAAATTTTGGAGTTGCAGCCTCAGCTGTAAGAACTAACATTGGACCAAGATAATTATTGATTGATGAGGAGTAATTATGCCTTTACCAAAAATTGATTTGCCAGTTTATGAAGTCTTCATACCTTCGTTAGATAGAAACGTACAATTTAGACCTTTTATCGTAAAAGAAGAAAAGATTTTATTGATAGCATTAGAATCAAATGACTTCAATACAATCCTAACCGCAACGAAACAGGTTATTCAAAATTGTATTTTATCTGAGGGTATTGACGTTGATGATTTACCACTCAATGAAATTGAGTTGCTTTTCTTAAATCTAAGAGCACGTTCTATGGGAGAAACCATAGAATTAAATTATGTTTGTGAGAATATGATTGATGATAAGAAATGCAAAGGTCAGGTAAATGTGGTTGTAGACTTACTAAAGGTTTCGATAGAAAACAAGCAAGTTAAAAATACAATCAATTTAACCAATGAGGTCGGGATTAAACTAAAGTTTCCTACTATCAATGTATCTGGGATTATTAATAACAAAGATTCTGGTCTAGATGAAACGATAGAACTGATAGAAAAATGTACAGAATATCTATTTGATTCTGAGCAAGTTTATAAACCATCTGAGATGGCTGCTGGCGAATTTAAAGAATTTATCACTAACTTGACTCAAAATCAATACTTAATGATACAGGAATTTTTTAGTGACATACCAAAAGTGCAGTATTCTACCAAGGCTACTTGCACCAAGTGTAAAAAAGACCATGATATATTTTTGGAGGGACTCCTAGATTTTTTCGAATAAGCCTTCGTGATGAGAACTTGAAGAATTATTTCTTAACCAATTTCTCTTTGATGCAGTATCATAGTTATTCATTGAACGAGTTAGAAAATATGATGCCGTGGGAAAGATTAACATACGTGGCTTTAGTAAGCAAACATGTTAAAGAAGAAAATGAGCGTATAAAGAAAGAGAATGAAAAGATTGCAGCAGAGAACCAGAGACGAAGAAAAAAGAGAAGATAAAACATGTTAAAGAAACTACGCGCATTAAAAGAAATTGGAGAACTACAAGCGAAGGCTAGAGGGAATTCGTTAGAGAATGTCATTGCTCAACAAATCGTCGGCATAGATATAGATCCTATTCCAAGTTTGATTGGCAAAGTATTCAGATTAGAAAAGGTTGAGAAAGTAACAAAAGAAGAAAAACAAACTGCAAAAAAAATTCTAAAAGAAAAATATGGCATAGACGTAAAGAAAGAAGATAATGATTTTTTTTCTAAGGAAGGTACAAAAAGAAAAACCAGAGCAACAAAACCTCTTCAAGATGTAAAGAAAGTTATTGAAACTATGGCTGAATCTGTAACTAACATAAGAAAAACTACAGAACAAATTAGAGATCAAAATGATCAAATTTTAAACATTCTGAACGCTAGAATGATGGAAAAAGTTGATCAGATTGCAGGTATCTCTCCGATGTCTCCAGTGTATACACCACCATTACCAGTAGGAACTGAAAAGAGTGCTGGTGGTATCATTGTACCTAGAGATGTAAACAAAAAAATTGCACAAGAAGTAGTCAAAGAAACTGAGCCAAAAAAAGAACCAAAAGAAAAGCAAACTGCTGTAAAAGAAAAGATATTCAAAGAAACCGATACAATTTTTGAGAAAACAAAAACATTATTGGGGATAATATACCCAGAACTGAAGGATGTTTTCCAGAAAAAGAATGAAGAAAAAACAAGCGAAACCGATGTATCTAATACAACTAATAACTCAAATTCAACCTCCAATGTATCTAATACAACTAATAACTCAAATTCAACCTCGCTTTCTCAACCTATTTTTAATACGAATAACGAATCACTACAACCAGCAATGGAAAGTATTGCTGAAAAGAAACCATTACAATCACAAATAGAACCAGATGAATTGAAGATTCTATTGAAAGAAGCATTAAAGGAAGCGTTAGATCAATTAAAAACAGAAAATCCAGAGTTGTTTAAATCAGATGGTGGTGGTCTTGATGCAGGTTTATTAAATATGCTTCCAGTTCCTGGTGGCGGAGGAGGCAGAAAACGTAGAGGCAAAAGAAAAGTTCCTGGAGGCGCTGCAAAAGCCGCTGGTAAGGGTTTATTCAACTCAGCAAAGAAAAAACTTCCGTTCGGAATTGGTGCAGTCATGGCTCTGAGTTTAGTTGCTTCTAGAGCACAGGCAGGCGATTTCAGTGGCGCGGCAATGGAAATGGGTTCTGGTTTAGCCAGTATTGTTCCTGGGATAGGGACCGCTGCGTCATTAGGAATTGATGCTGCTTTGGCTGCAAAAGATGCTGGCGCTTTTGATGGCAGTACCATTCCACCTAAACCTGCAACTGAGTTGTCCAGCATGGTTCCAGCGAACACTGGAGCAGAGATTATTGAGATGAACAGAAGAATACAAACGGGCGAGGTTGCTATCAGAAGCACACCGCAGAATGCACAAGTTGTTCAGCGAATAGTGAACAATAACGTATTGCCTCCGCCGAAGAGCAAAGAAAAAATTAATGTCGGCAATAATGAGAACACATTCAACAGATTAATCGAGCAAGACTTCGATCATCCATCAACATACTCATCATTTAATATGGGTTAAAAAAAGGGGGACCGAAGTCCCCCTTTGAAACCATCAGGTTTCTGAATCGAATTACTCTGCAGCCAACTTCTCAAAGAAAGCCATATCGTCATCATCAGAGACGCTGACTTCTTCAGCAGTGACCTTCTTGGCAGGAGCAGAACGAACGACAGGAGCAGCAGCCTGTTCATCGTCAATTCGCTTTGCGCTAGAAGCAGCAACGCCACCAGCACCAAGAACCTTATCCAACTTCGCCTTGAGTTCATCATAGGACTTGAAGTTCTCAGGCTTCAAAAATTCCTTGAGTGAAAAGGCAGACTTCCAGACCTTTTCGATCTGAGCGTCGTCACCGTTGAACAAAGCAGAAGGAGCCTCAAACTCCGACTTATCATAGTTACGATAACCTTCGTAGTTGCGAATCTTCAACTTGAAGTTTGCACCCTTCCAGAAATCGAACGGATTCATCGGTGTCTCATCCTGAAACTCTGGAGCGATCTTGGCGTTGATCTTTTCGAAGACTTTCTTTCCAAACTTGAAGAGGAAAACCTTACCTTCATTTTGCGGACGCTTCGGATCAGAAACGACAAGAATGTTTGCAACATAAGAAAGTCTGCGCTTCTGCTTGCGAGCGATTTCCTTGTTGGCTTCAACGCCACTATTCCAAAGAACTGTATTGTACTCAGACACTGGATCGTTCTTACCGATGGTGGTCAAAGAATTCTCGATGTACCAACCGCCTGGTCCCTGGAAACCATGATTCCAAATCTGGATCCAAGGAAGACCATCTTCACCATCAACTGCTGGGGTATCGAGGAAACGGATAACTGCGTATCCATTGCCAGACGCATCAACTTCTGGGGACCAAAAGCGATCATCTGCGCTTGACTTATTATTGCCACCTGATGAAGACTGCTCGACTGCCTTCTTCAACTTATCAAGGGATGAACCCTTCTTTAGACTTGCTAGACTCATATGTATATCTCCGTATTGCGATGTATAAATTGTATAAACGACTTGTCCACTTTTTGCATTACCATATTATTATATAGTATTTTCGTCTCCAAGTAAAATCTTTTTTGTCAAAAGTTTGTACTTGTCAACGTTCACATTCAAGAATGCTCCATATTTGCGAACCTTTCTTGAAATCTTGGGATAGACGATGTCATCAGAAATCTTCTTGTCCCAGATACGAATGAAGTCAAAGATGTTATTGAGAATCACAAGAGTCTCAATCGTTACTTCTTTTTGAAGAAAAGCAATCAGCAATTTTGGATGCTGTCCATCTTCAACTTCAAATAACTTATTGAATTCTTTTGAATCAGGGCAAACGCGAGTTAGATCTTCTTCATAGATCTTACTCATCGAATCCGTGGTTCTTCTCCAATCCCTGTATACTTGATCAGCATCTTCTTCAAGTAGACTTTTGGTCCAATGATTGTCACTGTATACAAAATTAGCAACCAAAAATGGCACCATGTCAGCGTCGCTGTACTTGCGCGCGAGACGATGGAATAGAAACTTGTCGCGACGTTTTTGAAACGCATCTATTGATACTCTTGTCTTGCCATCGTATTGAAAGAAGTTATATTTGTCAGAAGTGAAATGTAATTTGATGGCTTGATAGAGACCGTACAAGTCATATCCGTTCATATCGGAAGTTTACTGCCTCTTGGTAGATAACGCAGCTCCATTGCTTCGCCTTCAATAATACCTTTAAGTGAGTCGTTGATCAAAGTAGCGGCAACTTCAATCTCCAGATTATTTTGTTCACAATATGATGTGATAGCATCCATATGATCAATCTTTTCGTTAATTGCCAATTCCATGATCATCATAGAAAACCGATTTTTTTCTTCACGAGTTGCCATATTAGATCTCATAATTACTCAAGGAATTATTCAGTTGCTGAGTGACGCGAACAAATGTTGCGCGCTTACTCAATTCCTTCAACTCACTTGCTCCAACATAAGTACATGCCGAACGCAGACCACCAAGAATATCTTGTAGTGTTCTGCTCACCTCACCGCGATATGGAATCTTTACATGTTTGCCTTCGCTGGCGCGATAATTGGCAACTCCGCCGCTATGAAGATCCATCGCTGACTTTGAACTCATGCCATAGAAATCAACTAGTGACTTGCCCTCAGTAGTATCTTTATATTCAGATGGCAATCCTTCTTTGTGCCCAGCAAGCATACCGCCAAGCATCACAAAATCGGCACCCGCAGCAAATGCTTTCACGACGTCTCCAGGAACGGAACACCCTCCATCCGCTATAATATGACCCTTGAGACCATGAGCAGCGTCAGCGCATTCTATAACTGCACTCAACTGCGGGTAGCCGATGCCTGTCATTTTGCGTGTAGTGCAAACTGAACCAGGACCAATACCGACTTTCACAATATCAACACCAGCAAGAATAAGTTCTTCTGTCATTTCTGGCGTGACAACATTACCAGCCATCAATACAATATTCGGATACTTGTCGCGAAATCGTTTGATAAAATCAACAAAACTTTGCGTGTATCCATTGGCAACGTCAACGCAAACTCTCATGTATGGATTTTGAGCAACGCTATAAACGAACTGAAACTTTTGCAAATCAGTGTCAGAAATGCCCAAAGAATAAATGCTGCTAGACATCTTTTTCTTGAAGTGCTCGCCCAACACTTCGCTGTCGTAATGCTTAGTGACAGCAACTAAACAATTATGTTTACTGAACTGTTGATCCATCTCAAGAGTTCCGACTCCATCCATATTAGCAGCAATAATTGGTACGCCTGACCAACTGTTACTGCTACGAAATACAAATGCTCTATCTAACTTTACTTGGCTTCGAGAAGAAAGAGTTGACCGTTTGGGAACAATCAAAACATCTTTGTAATCCAACTTCACATCATATTCTATTCGCATAAAGCCTCAATGATAAAAGATATGCTGACCAATTTGCATCACGATTTGCTTTTCAGCAGCCCATGTCGGTTCAACGTAGTCTGCGTGGAAATACTTAGCAGATCCAATTATACCGTATCGCTTCTTCAAAATCAAAATATTTTCAGCAATCTTGTATGATTCATTCCAAGTGCGATTGGATCGAATTGCCATTTTATTCTGACAGACCCAAGAGAACTGGCAAGTCTTACCATGACGCTGATACACTACACCGCAAACAGTCTTAGGGAATTGCTTACTGCGAACGCGATTCATCGTTACTTCAGCAACAGCAATTTTACCTGCGCGTGGTTCTGATCCTGCCTCGAAGTAAATGTTCTTTGCTAGACATTCGACTTCAGTGCGAACTCGCTTTTGCTTTTCATAGGATAGATTGAGAAACTCTACCTGTGTACTCATGTCACGGACTTGCGAAGTTAGAATACTGTTTACTTGTTCCTGTGCTCTAATCTCCGCAGACAATTTTGTGATCATTTGATGTGGAACAAACAATCCAAAAAAGAATACCGAAAGTAAAAAACCAAATTTCAAAAACAAATTGTGGTTGCGATCAAAATAATTTTCTACATTATGTAATATATCAACTGCATTCATGTGTATTTTGCCTCCATTATTGCAGCGGAAGAAAAGGGTGGTGGTTCGCACCACCACCCCTGACCTTTCTGTTACCAAGTGGTCAACTCTGGTAATCTCATGCTACAATTAAGCAGCGAGAGCCATTTCGTAAACATCATCGTTTGCGTTTACTAGTTTTGCGCTGATTAAGTCAGTCGCCTCACTGGTTGCTGTCGGTTTATTACTTGCCCCGTCGAAGCCATTTCTTCCCCATCAGGAGCATACTACTTGCAACTATCTCATCTCCTAGGAAGACTTTGCGAGACCATCGTAGAGGGATGGCGAGTATGCTTTTGGTGGAGAAGGTGGGAGTCGAACCCACGTCCGAAACACCTTTAGTCGTCAGTTTACAACCATTAGTTCTTATTTATTCAAAGTGTCTTCAAATGTTCTGACCTCAAATAAGTCAAAATATTCTCAGGCGAAGTCTCACCATACGGATCAGTCGCACAGTTATGCTCCTTGCCTGGCTCAACGAACCACTTCTCAATGGTGCCGTTGTTGGCAACAACCGCATAACGCCATGAGCGATACCCGAAGCCAAGGTTATCCTTATCAACGCTCATTCGCATGGCACGTGTGAATTTCTCACTACCGTCAGGAATGACCTTTACGTTCTGAATGTTCTGAGCCTTTGCCCAAGCATTCATCACAAATGCATCGTTTACTGACACGCAGTAGATCTCATCAATTCCAAGTGTACGAAACTCGTCATACTTTTCTTCAAAGCCAGGAAGTTGCATTGTCGAACAAGTCGGTGTGAATGCACCAGGCAGTGAGAAAATTACAACACGCTTGCCACCGAAATAGTCATACGATGATACATCCTGCCATCGGTATGGGTTCGGTCCGCCAACAGACTCATCGCGCACTCGTGTCTTGAACACAATTGCAGGAAGAACTGTCGGTAACGTCGCGTCATCCAAATCAAAATAATCCATATAATAAAACTCCTTTATCAATCAACCAAAAATTGTGGCTTTGTTTGCTCATTCAAACTCTTCATTTGTTCTTGAAGATACTTCTGATATTGTTCATTCGTCATTGAGTGCATTCCATTACAGGTGCCTGTTGGACTGCGACCGCAGCGACATTGTGCTTGATTTGTTTGTGACATTTTGTTCTCCTAATCAATAACCCTGTAGCCCTTCTTTGTAGGCGTCTCTTTCTAGTTCTCTTTGTTTGCGCTTCAGTCTATCAACACAACCACGAACCCACTGACTACGAAGACTATCGTGTTCTGCATACTTATACGGGACTTCTCCAGTACAGTAACGTGCAAAATCGTCGTAACCCATTTCCATAAAATGTACTTTATCTCGCGGATTTAAAATAGTCTCGCCCAGTCTATATCCAATAATTGCACCGATTACTGTTGCTGCTTTTTTACCATCTCCATTTCCAATGGTACTGCCCAACGCACCACCAGCAATAGCACCTAGAATTTCTTCTGTACTCTGAGCCTTTGCATAACTAGATCCCGCTAGAAGTGCTAGCAAACAAACAAATAAAATTTTGTTTTTCATTTATTAACTCCTATGATCCATAATTCAATATTTCTCTACGATAATTACGTCTAATCCGTTCTCTCGCCACAATTTTTTGTTTTGTTCTGATTTTAATTTATCTCTCATATCTACAACTGTAACTTTTCCCACATTAGGATTTATTAGTTGTAGTAAATCAGGTGTCCATTTAGGGTCAATGATGTCTTCTAATACTAGAACGCCTTTACTTTTTAAAATGGGCAAATACCTAAGCAAAAAATACACCATAGAATCATATGTATGAGGACCATCATCAATTATGATATCAAACCCTTCAGGTTCAATATGCTTTAATCCTTCAATCACTATTTCTCCATATGCATTAGTGTTATCAAATATTCTAATTCCTGAATTGGGGTCACAAGACATTTCAAATAAACCATTGTTTATTGGACAAGGCAAAACATCTATACCATAAACGCGAGCATTAGTAAAAAACTGTTTCCACAATAAAATGGAATCTCCAGTCTGCACACCAATTTCTAGAATTGATTTAGTATTCTTTTTTCTTGGAAGAAAAAGTCTGTCATAAAATGCATCAACGTAACCCAGATCAAATTTATCGGAACCTTTTCTTTGTTCGTAAAAATCATTTAACGACATTTAATCTATTCTCATAATATTTATCAATGTAACTCTGTAGCATTTCTTCATGTTGACCGAAATCAGCCTTCTTGATCACGAGCGT